GGCTAAAATTAAGCGAGCCAGAAGGCTGAGAAGCATTCATCTTTAAGCAAAACGGCCATGTGAACAGGGGTGCACTATCGAGTACACCAGATGGTAAAGAAGTTGTGTGCATTTCTGGTACAACATTGTGGTGGAAAGTGCTGGACATGTTCTCGAACAGGGGTGTACCGTTGATGTAGAGCGTACCGGAATCAAAATTTTGTACAGCAGCCCACTCTGTACCATTAGCCTTAGAGCTTACCAAATGTAAAGCCTTAGTAGGGTGGTTGAAGTATGTGAGATCCAGATCGGCTGTGGTAGCAGAAGTTGGCTGATACTGAGTCTGTGTTATGAGAAGTTCATGTTCAGTGTTAATGAGGAAATCGCGCTCGTCGGAATCGAGGTACACGTATGTACCATATACCTTAGGTGAAATAGAACCTAAACCACTCCTGCAGCGAACTCGTATTTCGACCTGATGATACTGTAATGCAGTAAGAGGGAGAGATTTAGTCCAATCATCACTAAAGAAGAAAGGGATTACGAAATAATCAGCACCACGCGCGTTGCCTGCAGCAGCCTTGGCGTTACCCGCGATTGTATCGGTCGTGACGGCACACCCAGCCTTGGAGGATGTGTCTTTATAGAGGATGTTGTGTACACCCTGGATGAAAAGGGAGTCTAACTTACATACCTCCTGCCCACCGATATGTAACGAAAACTCGGTAGTCGTAGTATCGTCATTGGCGAAAAAGGCGTTGGTGTTAACACCGACGTTAGAAATGTTTGGAGATTCAATCCACACATAGCTGAGAAGATCACCCTTGGACTGAACGGGGATAACAACTTCATTACCACCGCCGAACGTACCCACAAAATCCATACGCTCGGGCTTGATCGAAAAGTTTGTATAACGTTTATAGTTTTGACGGAAAAATGACACCTCGGGGGAGCCGGTGATGTAAACATCCTGAGCACCCTTGGACACGAGATCAATCAACGCAGCTGACATTTTACTAATATATGATATTAAAAATTTGGGGCGATTACGAAGTAGATGGTGAAATTTCAAGTGTTGACCTGGGATTCTCGAGATGAAAATAACGATCATTACATTCGACTGTTTGGGAAAACACTCGAAGGAAAATCTGTATGTGTGACAACTACATTCAAACCTTACTTTTTTATTAAGATTCCTGTGGGTTCTAGTCAAGAGGCCCTGAAAGGTATTATTGAGAAGAAGTTTCACGAAGAGGTGTACGAAATTGAAGAGGTCGAAGCTAAAGATGTCTGGGGGTTTCAAAATAACGAAAAACGTCGGTTTTTACAGGTATTCTGTAATGATAGCGCGCAACGAAGACGTGTGAGCAATTATATTAACAAGATGATGAATAATCAAAACTATAAAGAAAAATCTATAACTTACATCTACGAATCAAATGTAGACCCAGTATTACGACTCATGCACCGAACGGGTATTCAATCTACTGGGTGGGTAGATACGGAAAACTCGTGTACACCCGGGTATCACGCTACGGTCGATATTGATCTGTTCTGTAGAGACTGGAAAAGTTTGAAACCACTGAATGTTACCGACGCCGCACCCTTTGTTGTAGCGTCACTTGATATTGAGTGTCATAGCTCTACGGGTAAGTTTCCCAATCCTCTCATCAAAGAAGATGCGTGTTTTCAGATTGCTATATCATTGGTCAAATTTGGATCTACCGAGGTATATGATAAGACGTGTTTGTGTTACAAACAAACCGGTAATAACCTGGAGGGTTGCACTATCAAAAGTTATGACACCGAGAACGATATGCTGATGGCTTTCAGCAAGTATCTCGTTGATCAAGACGTCGATATAATCACTGGGTGGAATATCTTTGGTTTTGATTTAAACTATATCATTCAGCGAGCTTTGTTGAATGATTGTCCTCCATCCTTTTTCCAAATGAGTAAACTTAATGGGTATAAGTGTAATATTAAGAATAAAAAACTTTCTTCAAGTGCACTGGGTGATAACGAGCTTCAGCTTTTACCCATGCCCGGACGATTTATTTTTGATATGTTTCATGAAATTAAACGCGAGTACAAGCTAGACTCATATAAACTCGATAACGTGTCTAAACTGTATTTAGGTGACCAGAAAATTGATATGGCACCAAAGGAAATGTTCGCGCGTTTTCGTGAAGGTGATCCTCTTAAGTTACAAGAAGTTGCCGAATATTGTATTAAGGATACGATTCTTCCCCACCGTCTATTAGATCGATTGTCAACACTCATCAATCTTCTAGAGATGGCTAAAGCTACGTGGGTTCCTATCAGTTATCTCGTGGAACGTGGACAACAGATTAAGGTGTTTAGTCAACTGACCAAAAAGGCGCGTGAGCTGGAATTTAAAGTTCCTACGTTTAGTTACGGGCATACAGATACTACTGGATATGAGGGCGCTACCGTACTCGAAGCGCAGTCTGGTGCGTATTATACACCTATTACTGCCCTGGATTTTGAAGGTCTGTATCCATCTATTATGATGGCACACAACCTCTGTTATTCGTCACTTGTAATGGAGGATAAATATAAAAACATACCTGGTATTACGTACGAACAGTTCGGAGATCACGTTTTTGCACAAGATGTACCCTCTCTTCTACCAAGTATCCTTCTAGAACTTAAGCAGTATCGAAAGCAAGCTAAAAAAGATATGGCAAACTCCACCGGAGCGTTAAAACAGATGTACAATGGTAAGCAGCTCGCTTATAAGATTTCTATGAATTCCGTGTATGGATTCACCGGAGCTTCACGTGGCATGCTTCCGTGTGTAGCCATCGCATCAACAACTACTATGAAAGGTAGAAACATGATTGACGATACAAAGAACTACGTAGAGAAGAACTTCCCGGGGTCAAAAGTTAGATATGGTGATACCGATTCCGTCATGGTGGAATTCGATGTACAAGGTAGAACTGGAAAGGAAGCTATCGAGTATAGCTGGGAGCTCGGTGAGCGTGCAGCGGCTGAATGCACAAAGCTTTTCAAAGCCCCGAATAACCTAGAGCTCGAGAAGGTCTATTGTCCATATTTCCTTTACAGTAAGAAGCGTTACGCCGCGAAACTTTGGACCAAAGGTAAGGATGGGAATATGAATATGGACTATATTGATGTTAAGGGGTTGCAACTCGTTCGCCGCGACAACACCCCACACGTGCGCGAAGTAAGTAAAGAACTACTCGATGTCGTACTAGAGAGTAGTGATACTACTGCACCAAAAGCCCTGGCGAGGCAAAGAGCTGTAGAACTTTTGGAAGGTAACGTACCCAACGAAAAGCTTATTTTGAGTCAATCTTTGTCAGATAAGTATAAGGTAAAGGGCGAATACGTGGCATATGATAAAGTAAGTCCGGATCACAGCAATATGTTCACATGTAACGATATAAGTATGGCTCATGTACAAGTCGTAAACAAAATGCGTATCAGACAGCCCGGCTCAGAACCCCAGAGTGGTGATCGTGTACCGTATCTTTTGGTAGATACGGGTGATCCTAAGGCTAAGGCGTTTGAAAAAGCTGAAGATCCCAAATATGTTCAAGAGAATAATATCAAAATTGACTATGCGTATTACTTCCTTAACAAATTTTTGAATCCCGTATGTGATTTATTGGAACCGCTTTTTGAAAACCCTAAGGACGATATCTTCGGAGAGTTGCTTTTAAGAGCTAAACCACCACGAAAGAAGCGCGAACCCAAATCAAAACAAATGACAATATCAGACTTATTTAAAAAATAAAATCCAATATAATGTATGGTCTATGATAAAGATGTTTTGCAAATAAATCAGTTATTTAACGAACGTGTAGATAAACGAGTATATGAAAAGGTGTGTGAAGTTATAGAAAAAATTTCAGACATTCACAATATACCACTAAAACTTTTACGAAGAGATGCTTTAGGAGAAAACGGACATTGCATGGGTTTGAAACGCGATGGTACGTTGTGCACTAAAAATGCCGCGGGTGGTTCAAACTTTTGTAATTTTCATATAAACGACAGAAGATTATGTGAACCCGTAGAACGATCCGGTAATGTGGTGCGACATAATCATCCCTGGCCCGGGCCGCGCGTAGAGGGTTGTCCCAAGTGTGAGGAAGATAAAAATAAGCGTCAAACAAATGAACTTAGAGAATTAGCTTCCATTATGTAATAATGAACAAATCTGATATACTATTAAATTCTATTAATACTTTCTACGCCTTACCCGAAAATAGAACTATATTGAAGGAACTTTTAAATAAAAGTGGTGGTATATCACTTCGAAATCTCGAGTGGTTTATTACCAACTATTCCAAAAAGAACAATTTATCATACAAGACCAATGATGGTAAGATGTTTAGTGTACACTGCGCCTATAAATCTAGTTTAGATGGATACAGTAAAAAGCTATTCGACCCATTTTGTAGGTCTAATAAAATACAATATGTTGTTCCGGGCACAACTGATGAAATAAGTACAACTGTCGCACAGTTAAATTTCATTAGATGGTGTATTAAGAACAATATAGTTGATTATATACGCGATCATCATTCCGATTTATTTAATAAAGGGGGAGACATTACAAAAAGATAGCTTACATCTGCAATAGATTTCCAACACCCGCACCCGTTGGTCTAGGTCTAGCTCCCAATGGTCCATTCTGTGTCACAGATACGGGTTCGTTTATCTGCAATAGATTTCCAACACCCGCACCCGTTGGTC